CATATTGTATTGAATAGTGACCGTCCTCAATATACTCAGGCGCTCGAATTAATTAAAACAGATCTGCAAGAGGTTACATCATGACTACACAACAAATGGGCGAAGAGGGCTTCCGCTGGTGGCTCGGTGTTGTCGAAGACATTCAAGATCCTAAGCAGCTCGGTCGTGTCAGGGTTCGTATCATTAACGAACATGATGAGGATGTTGATACAGGAGACATAGACTGGGCTCACATTATAATGCCTTCTACTTCTGCCTGTGTTGATGGTGTAGGAGATACTCCTAATCTTGCTGTCGGCTCGCGTGTTGTTGGATTCTATATGGATGGCAACGAGAAGCAGATGCCAATGGTTATGGGATCCTTTCCTACCATTCCGGGCAACGATGCCAGTCGTCATTCGCTATCGTGGCTCCACAGAGGCAAGAATATACTCACAAAGGATATAATAGGTCCTGAGCCAAGCTCTCCTTATGCGGCACAGTATCCTTTTAATAGAACAATCACCACTAAAGGCGGCCATGTCATCGAGTTAGATGATACTCCCGGCAATGCTCGTATTAATATCCATCATAGCTCTGGTGCCTATATTGAAATAAATAATGATGGTCGCATGGTCATTAAGGCGCCATCAGATTCTATTGATGTTATTGGTGGAGTCAAGACAGTCTATGCCAAGGGTGATATCGATATTGTTTCTGAAAACAATGTGACAATTGCAGCTCGCAAAGGTATCAAGATGGGAGCTCCTGGTGGTGTTACTATCACCGAGGGAAGTCTAATGGTCAAGGGCGCTATCTCTTCTGCAGTTGGTGTATCAGGAACATTCACTACACCTACAGGCAAGGTCGTTGAAGTGCTCAATGGCGTTGTAGTAAACATATCTTAAGGAACATATTATGGGAATTTCGGCAAAAGAACTTGACATTAACACAAAACATATTAACGAGCTGGCCGATCAGATTCGTTATAACACTGACTGTGAAGTTATCAAGCTAGTTATTGAAGAGCACCTTGGTAGCATTCAGGATCTATTCAAAGACGTTCAAGCAGAACAAAAAGAACTGCTCGCAAAGATACTACCGATACTTGAATTACCAGGACCCAACCCTGTTGCTATTGTCAAATGGATATCTAAGTTCGTTACAGGATTGGTCACTCCTCAGCTACAGGCTCACATTAAGTATACGAAGAAGTTGATTAAACTTGCTGGAGCTATCCTTAATGTGATTGCAGCCATCGAAGAAGCCTCGAAGAGTCTCCCTCAGTGTGCTATTGAAATCAAAGACGAGACTCTCAATCAAATAAAGAACGAAGTCAATGGTTTGGTCACTGCTGCATTACAGGAAATAGAGGGCTCACAGGTAGGCCTTCTTGCTATTATTGATGCAGGGAACACTATCGATAAAATCGACACATCATCGCCTGATGCATTTATAGCTACCGTTGATCAGGCGGCTACTGCAATCAATACTGCTGCAGAAGTATATAAGAACGAAACATAAGGATTAACGAATGGCACGCGCCGATAGGTTTACAGAATTAACTAGTAAGGACGAGATCTACTCAGATTTTCTTGTCAACCTTAACCCGCATCCTGTGTCGGGTGTCCTATTGCGTTTTGCCAACGAGAAGGCAGTAACGAGATCCATTCGTAATCTTATTCTGACAAACAAGGGTGAGCGTCTTTATCAACCTGATGTCGGATCCGATATTCGTGCAATGCTGTTCGAGCCGATGTCTCAGTTCACAGCAAATGCTCTAAGAAAGATCATCGAGGATTGTCTGGTCAAGTATGAGCCAAGAGCAAAGATCCTTAACGTTCAGGTCATTCCATACGAAGATCTGAATCGTTATGTTATTACCATTGCATATATGTTGATAAATAAAACAGAGCCTATTTCAGTTAATGTCACCCTGCAAAGAGTACGATAATGTCCGCTAATTCATCAATCATCCTGTCAAACATAGACTTTGACACACACAAGAATACTCTTAAGCAGTATCTGAAGTCGCAGACGCGTTTCCAGGACTATGACTTCGAAGGGTCTAACATGAACGTCCTTCTGGACATCATGTCGTACAATACTTTCCACAATATGTTCTATCTGAACATGGCAGCATCTGAAATGTTCCTCGACACGGCTCAGATCCGTGACTCGGTCATGTCGCATGCCAAGGAGCTGAATTATACACCTCGCTCGTTCAAGTCTGCAGAGGCCAATGTTAATATTGTCGTGACCTCTTCTGACTTAGCAAAGAGATCTATTCCTATTCCCCGTGGCACGACATTCACTTCAAGATTCAGCAACAGAAGTTATACATTTACGGTGAACGATAGCGTTGTTGTAACTGATTATACCATTAACTCAAACAACACAATTACCTTCCTCGGTTCTGGTATTACACTGTACGAGGGTTACTTTATTAACGATACGTTTACCTATACGGCAGACCCTACTCAGAGATTTATTATCACAAACAGAAACTGTGATATTTCTTCTATTGCAGTTAATGTGATCGAGGATGTTGGTGCTAATATTCAGACATACACAAGAGCCACATCACTATTCAATATTGATCAGAACTCCAAGGTATTCTTTGTTCAGCCTTGCGAGAATGATTCGTATGAAATAGTATTCGGTGATGGTATTACAGGACGTCCTCCGAAGGATAACTCAGTTATCTCTGTAGAATATAGAATCTCCAATGGTCAGCTTCCTAACGGATGTAATGCATTTAAAGCAGACACGACAATTGATGGCGAATCAAACATCCTTGTTACTGTTAATACTCCTGCATCGCTTGGGTCTGTTTCTGAGTCTATCGAAGAGATCAAGTATAATGCTCCTCGTCACTTCACGACTCAAGAGCGTGCTGTTACGACAGAAGACTATGAGAACCTTCTAAAGCTAAACTTCTCGGAAGTCAACGCTGTTTCTGCATATGGTGGAGAGGATCTTGATCCACCTCAATACGGTAAGGTGTTCGTTGCTGTTGACCTCAAGGAAGTAGACGGCATTCCAGAAACGAAAAAGGATCAGTATTACAGATTCCTTAAGCCAAGATCTCCTGTATCGATTGATCCTGTATTCGTTGATCCAGAATATACATATATTGGTCTTACATCATTTGTCAAGTACAACCTTAACATTACAAAGCTATCGTCAGAAGACATTAGAACTCTGGTCACTGCAGCAGTCACGAAGTATGCCGAAGCAAACCTCAATAACTTTAACAGAGTGTTCCGCTATTCTAATGTTGTAGAAGCTATCGACAATGCTCAGGCTGCAATCGTTTCAAACGAAACTTTTGTTAAGGTGATTAAAATTATCACACCACAGCTTGGCGTATCCAATAGAATAGACATCGACTTCCAGACTCCTCTTGATACCACTCAGTCGGTCGTAAAGGGTGGATACTCTATTACCTCTTCGAGATTCCTTTTCAATAGCGAACGAGTTTCGCTGCAGGATGATGGTCTTGGAACTGTTAATATTGTATCAGCTGTTGGTGGTATTATAACCAACGTTGGTACGGTCGATTATGATACAGGACTTGTACAGCTATCGAACTTCAACATTACATCATATGAGGGCGCTGGCATCAAGATCAGAGCTGAGCCTCGTAACAGAGATATCAGTGTTGTCAATAACAATATCATCAACATTATTGAAGATGATATTACACTTACCATTCAGGGCGTAAGCGGATAATAAATGAGAGACATTCAGGATAAAATTTCTCCGCTAATCAAGTCACAATTCCCCTCATTCTATTTGGATGAAGGTGAAGACTTTGTTGCGTTTGTTGAAGCCTACTATGAGTGGCTCGAGTCCAATCACCAACAGCTCGAGCTTGCATCCAATACAAACTTTGTTGCGGGTGATACTCTATTACAAGGTAATACAACAGGAACGATTGTCTCGGTAGAAGGCAACAATATTCTTGTGTCTGTCGACAACTTCGATGCTTTTAGATGTAACATTCAGTGTGATGAGTTCGTTCCTGTCACTTCTTCATCTGGTGGTAACACATTTGTTGAGAAGCAATTCAAGCTTAACCCAATATATTATGCCCGCAAGTTGTTTGATCTTCGTGATGTAGATAGAACTCTTGACCAGTTTATTGTTCACTTCAAAGAACAGTATCTGAAGAACATCGAGTTCGATACCAATACAAACAAAAGACTTCTGATCAAGAACTCTTACGACCTGTATAGATCAAAAGGCACAGAGCGTTCTATTGACTTGTTCTTCCGTCTGATCTACGGTGCCTCTGCTACCGTATACTATCCTGGTGAAGACCTTATGCGTCTTTCTGCAGCTCAGTGGTTCAAGCCTCAGTATATAGAGATCACAAGCTCCCCAAGAACTATTGATCTCGTTGGTAAACAGATCACGGGTGTTCAATCAGGCGCCACTGCGTTCGTAGAAAAGTTTATCAAAAGAAGAGTCAAGGACGGCTTCGTCTACGTTCTCTACATTTCCAATGTGTCTGGAGAATTCATAAACGACGAGCCCCTAAGAGACAAGACTGTGTTCTTCGATCTTCCTAAGGTAGTCGGATCCTTGAACGCTCTTACAATACTGAGTGGATCGAAGCTGTTCTCTGTTGGAGACATTGTAAACTTCACATCGACACGTGGTGCCGAAGCCACTGGTCGTGTTTCGAGCATTACAAACGAGACGGGTGTTGTTGATTTCGAATTGTTCGATGGTGGATGGGGCTATACAGTAACCGCTCCTACCGAAGACTATTCAGATGCTGAACTAGCAAAGCGCTCTCAGGTAATCGTGTCGACCAAGGTACTGACTCTTAGCAACGTTGTGACATCAAATACCATTGCAGGCTTTGTAATCTCTAATGGTGGAACGGGCTATTCGAACTCTGACACTATTACTGTGCGGTCAGCATATACCAACTGTACTGCTACAATTAACACAAACGGTAGTGGTGTTATTACTAACATTAATATCACCAACCCTGGCGCTGGCTTCTTTACATCGAGTCCGACCGTTAATATTGCTACATCGAGCGGATCGTCAGCGTCTATTCAAGCAACGACGAAAGCCTTTAATTCATACTTCAAGTATTTCGAGAAGCTCACAGAGAGACTTGCAAGCGTTACGTATGATACAGCTATTAACAAGAATGGCTTTGTTGCAGGAGAGACTGTCTACGTCAGCAACGGCACTGCTAATCTTGCTTTCGGAACCATCCTTAACAACGAAGTTGGCACCAGCACAAACGGTGTTATGACTATCTCTGTTTCTAATAATGGATTGATAGGAACATCGAATACTATAGTGTTAGTAACCAACACTGCGGTCACTGCTAATGTTGCTGCGGTAGTAAACACATCTGCCACTGCTACAGTTATGGGTCTTCCATACTCTGCTAATCTTTCGCTCACAGCTATAACCGGAACTCTTGCTAAAGATGAGTTTGTATTTCAGCTAGATGCACAGGGAGTAGAAGTAGCAAATGCCCACATAGCTACCACTGCCATTAATGGCTTGACTGGTGTAGTTGAATTACATAACGTCAAGGGTGTATTCAGAGCCAGTCCGACTCTGCCACTGCGAGTCAGATCATCTGCTGCTCAGGGTACGATTACTAATATAGATCTCACAGTAGGTCTGTATCAAGTTTCTGGTAGCTTCACCAATTCATATAGTGCTCCCATCTTTACCACAAACACAGCGACCATTGCTAACGTGGTTGCTATTTCAGCTGGTAGTGGAGCCAACTTCGAAGTCGGATCCATCGCCGACTCAGAGACCATCTATTTAAACACAGATAGACTTGCTGGCAACGGAACGTTCACAAATTCTCTGAGCCAGGCGTTTATGACGATCCCTATCAATAACGACGAATATGGTTTCTTCAAGAATCCAGGCGGCGGTTGGGGAGCTGATCCAAACGATACGCAAGGTCTACTTTCTTCAGTAATCTTTGACTGTCTGACATTCGACTCGTTTAACATTGGTTCGATTGCTACAATAACAGAAATCAACCCAGGAGCTGGTTACACAGTAGACCCTTATGTTGTAGTAGAGCAACCGTTCCTTAGCGGGTTCAATAGAAACGATTACATTTTCGAAATCACTGGAGCCTCGGGATCGTTTATCCCTGGTGAGCGTATTCTTCAAACCAACACACTTCTATCCAAAACTACCCTTGTTCTTGATAACGAAGACAATCTAGCTGTGGGCGAGAAGGTATATGTCGGAGCATCACTAGCAACCTCAACAGCTAATGGTATTATTGATGCTGTCCAATCATCTGCAGATACTATTATTGTCAAGGATGTTGGTGGAACATTTGTAGCAGCTGACACTCTCAAATCAGCTTCTAATAGTACTTTCTCTGGAACCATAAGTTCAGTATCCACCGATTCGTCTATAACGTCAACAGCAAAAGGTATTATTAAAGAGGCTAATTCTACTCACCTTGCTGTGAAGCGTATTCAGTTTGATAACTTATTCCAACCTACGCTTGCTATCAGAGGACAGGCTTCCAATACAGTTGCTACCATTGTTAGAGTGACGGAAGATGAAGACCTACTTCCAATTGGGATCAATGCAAACGTTATAGCAAACACTGTAACTGCTAACGGTTCGGTAACAGGAATCGAAATAACAGATTCGGGTCTTGGTTATAGAACAGGCGAAGAGATTATCTATGTGTCAGAAGATGGCACACGTGCTGGTTCTGCAGTTGCAAATGTCTTTGGTATCGGCACGGGAGCGGGATACTACAAGAACACAAAGGGCCAACTAAGTTCGACAGCGAAGATTCAAGATGGTGATTACTATCAGGAATATTCATATGAAGTTCTTTCGCGGATCCCACTTGACCGTTATGCTGATATGTTCAAGAAAGTTATGCACA